GTGGCTGCACTTACGCCGGAACAGAGGCAAGTCGCTAACAAACTGCAGGAGCTTATGGCTACAAAGATGGCTGACTGGGGCAATGAGGCTTCAATGAATGTTATCGGCATCAAACTATTTGAAGATCCGAACTACTTCCCAATAAGATCCGACAGAAGCGGTCTTACAAAAGACCTTGATCCGAATCAGTTTGAACAGGCCATAAGGAACTTTGGCTTCACGAAAGCGGTTCAGCCAGGTGCAAAGAATGCCATCATGATAGACGATATCTTCGATGTGGTGACAGAGCACTGCAACAACATGAATCTTTACAACTCCTACACAGAAGCTATGAATGACTTCATGAAAGTGTATAACTACAGGGAGTCAAGAGAAGAAGGAGAGTACACAGTAGAGCAGGCTCTGAAAACAGCATACTCAGACAAGGCGGCAACATTCATAATGCAGTTTATGCGTGACCTAAATGGCAATGTGAGCAAGAGAGCATCCGGAATTGAAGATGCATACAACAGCATGTTGGGCAATGCGAAGAAAGCTGCGGTATTTGCAAATATGAGAGTAGCGGCACAGCAGCCAACCGCTATAACAAGAGCATTCGCAGTCATTCATCCTAAGTACCTTAAAGGTGTCAGGATAGGGCAGGGAGATATGCAGGAGATGTTCGACCATTGTCCTATTGCTCTGTGGAAGTCTTGGGGATATTACGATATCAACATGGGCAAATCCATTGAGGATATCATGATGAACAACGGCAAGTGGCTTGAGGACAAGGCTACGGACCTTTATGGAGCTTTAGATAATGTCACATGGACAGCTATCTGGCAGATGGTCAAGGCTGAGATGAAAGATACGCATCCAAACGTGAAAGAAGGTACGGACGAGTATTGGGAACTTTGCAACGAACGCATGACAGAAATCGTTGATCTCACTCAGGTAGTTGATTCTCCGATGCACAGATCTCATGCTATGCGTGATAAAGGATTCCTGAAAAAGACTGCGACTTCGTTCATGGCAGAGCCTACGCTTACATACAACATGCTCCGTGACGGATGGATAAGCGCAAGAGAGGCATGGCAGAGTGGAGATAAGGCGAAAGCCAAAAGAATTGCAGCAAGAACGATAGCCGTAGGACTTCTTCAGGCAGCAGCTGTGGGCGGAATGGCTGGAATCGTAGATGCACTCAGAAAGAAGAAGCCTGATAAAGACGATGAGGACGAAAGATTCCTGCACCTTTGGTGGGTAAATTTCGTAAACAACTTTAAGGACGAGCTTAAAGTGTGGAACAAGGTTTACTTTGTGAAGGATATAGCCTCAATATTTGAAGGCTGGGAGAATTCAAACCTTGCGCTACAGGGCATACAGAAATTTGCTCTTGGATGGAGACAAGTAACCGGAGATCCTTATGCAAGGAGCAGTTCTGAATGGTATGAGAACTTGGCAGACGGACTGGGGTATATGTTCGGTGTGCCAGTCAAGACCATGCGTACAGGAATAGCCAATGCAATGGGTTTCCTGGGCATAAGTGTTTCAGCTATGGACAGTTTTACTGAAAAGCTTGATTCTATTCCAAAAGAAAAAGGAGAACCAGAGATCGATGATACAGGCATGGCTGGAAAGCTTATCGGAATTTTCCTTTCAGATGACAAGAGCAATGTATCCAAACTTGCGTCATCCACATCAGACAGCGAAGACCAGGAGAAGCAAGTTGAAAATTACAGAGAAAGCTTATCTGACAACTTGACTGATGAGCAGAAGGACAAGCTCGTCAAGAAGTATGAAAAGAGCCTTGAGGAGCAGGCTGTTAAGGAAGAGGCTGCATCCGCTGACTTCGATGTGCAGGAGCACATAAACCAGGCTCAGGCAGACTTTGACTTTGAGATGGAGAAGCGTTCAATAAAGGCTGCCGAGAATGCCGCAGGACTCACAGGTAACGCAAAGAACAATGCGCTCTGGGATGTAATAGCTGAAGGCTACACAAAGTCTGTAGATTCCGGAAACATGGCTACGATCTACAGGATGCGTGAGGAGTTTGAGAAGAATGGCGGAGATACTGAATGGTTCGATGCCAAGATTGCTGACAAGATGAAGTCATCATACAAGAAGACTCTGTACAGCTCCGATGAGATCGTGCCTGGTGCAACTGTAAGACAGCAAAGGATGAAGGACTTCATGACTTCTCATGGAGTGACCGAGGAAGAGATATCTGAGATAGTACGAAAATCTGCCACAGCAAGAGATCTGAAAGCTGCTATGCGTATCGGCAATGAGGAGTATATCCTTGATGAGCTTACTCCTCTGATAAGAGCTGGCCTTACAAGAGCTGACTATGAGTACCTTTACAAATACAGAAACATGGGTGCCAATAAGTACGATGGCAAGTATACAGATCCTAAATACACAAAGACTACAGGCAAGTTTATCTGGCCTACAGACGGAGTTATCACATCGCACTTCGGCTACAGAAATGCTCCGACTGCCGGTGCATCATCCAACCATCCTGCGATAGATATTGGTGCTCCGATGGGTACCGCAGTAGTCGCTGCCGATGGTGGAACAGTCATCTATGCCGGATCTAATGGCGGATACGGAAATTCCGTAGGAATCAAACATGCTAACGGAATGGTTACATACTATAACCATCTCTCAGCATGGAACGTAAAAGTCGGTGATCAGGTAGGGCAAGGACAGCAGATTGCTCAGGTAGGCTCAACAGGAATATCGACAGGTCCGCATCTTGACTTCAAGATAATGGACACAGACGGAGAACCGGTAGATCCTGAGAAATATCTTGCAGCAAGATAAAAGAAGACCGCAGGATTTTACTCCTGCGGTTTTTGTTGCCGATGTTATAAAATGTTTAGAAAAATCTTTAGAAAAAGTATTGCATATGGGGAATGGTAGTGCTACTATGATGGTGGCAAGTAACTATTCCTAAAATCATAAGAAACGGAATAGTCACATGGAAGGGCAGGGCAGACAAAATGTCCTACAATATGTGTACTTGCCAATATGGGTGAGTACACATTTTTTATTTTCAAGGAGTGAACCATGAAACACATTGTAATCCCACAGATAAGAGCGATTACAGGAGACAATCCACAGGATGCTGCTCTTAGATTCAACGAGACAATGCTGGAACTTGCTCCGTTGCATCCGACATTTCAGAGAGAGGGTGACACTTACTATATCCAGTACAGCGTCATGATCGATGAGCCTGAGTCGCTTGCAGACGAACGCAAACTCAAAGGGGAGCACCATAAGTGTGGAGAATGTCAGCATTGCATAAGGGACATCAACAGATTTGGGGACATAGATGCAAGAAAGGTCTGGGGAACATGTGCCTTGACCGGGGTGAGAGTACGCATCAGAGGCGATGTGTGCGATGAATACTACAGAGAAAGGGGGGAATGATGCTGGTAGAGCGTAAGAACAGGCGAGTGCGCAAGGCACTCATAGACTATGGCGTAGATCAGAGAAGGCTGTCAGCTTACATGGGCATTACCGAAACGGAATGCAGCGTCATGCTGAAGCGTGAGCTGGCGAAGTTTGAGCAGGATGATCTCATCAAGAAAATCAGAGAGATAGCGACATCATAGGACTAACGGCAAGGCATGTGTCCATACATGGGCAGGGCAACAAATGAATAAACATATACCTAATAAGGACAATTAATAGCTTTTCTTCAATTCTTTCTTCATATTAGTGAAATGGATAAGTTACCTCAAATAAAAGTCCCTGCCCATATGTGGGCATATGCCGGAAAGGAAACAACATGCTGACACAGTACGAAATAACTCACATGGAGAACCTGATGGTCAGAGATGACTACTGGGATGATGAAGACGAAGAAGATCCGTGAGCGAAAGGAGCGTAAACATGGGCAAGCACGATAAGACGGAAACGAACTTCTCCTGGCAGCCGATGCCGGATGAATGGTACAAGGCAAGGATCAAGGCTCTTGAGAAAGAGGGATTGGAAAAGGACAAAGAGATAGAGAACCTGAAGGATGTTATCGAGAAGCTGCAGAGTTCAGTCATGGAGCTGAGAACCGACATGGGTGATCTCATCCTTGAGAACAACGGCCTGAGAGATGCGGTAGTCAGAGCAGCACTGAGAGAGGTGGAGTGATGAGCAAGGACATGTACAACATAACGCAGATGACTTGGTTCTGCCTGGAGCAGTATCCGGAGACGAGATCATCGGACAGATCGCTTATACTCCACATCTACTCTGAGTTCTACGGAGTATTCAACCAGCCGTTCTTCAAGGTGCTCGACAGGAATGACCTTCCGTCATTCGAAAGTATCAGAAGAGCAAGACAGAAGATCCAGGCAGAGAACGAGGACCTCAGAGCCGATGAGCCGGTAGAGGACGCAAGAATAGCAAAGCAGGAAGAGTTCCTGGAGTACGCAAGGGAGGATCTGAGGATATGAAAAGAGAAATAATCGAGAGCGCAATAGCATGGGGCAGCCTGGTGGTGATCGTATTCATGCTGTTTGTTATAGGGGGTTAGACAGATGACTTACGAAGAAAGAAAGGGATTTGGCAAAGCAAATGCCGATATTCGCATAGCCATAATGGTATCTGGGGTTAAGTATTGGGAAGTCGCTGACGAATTGGGAGTCTCAGATTCAACATTTACAAAATGGCTCAGGAAAGAACTAAGCGATGAGAAGAAACAGAAGATAATTGAAGCCATAACAAGATTGAAGGAGATAGGCTAATGGCAAGGAAGATAGCAGATACAAAAAAGATGACTCACGATCAGTGGGTACAACTGCGTAAGTCATCGATTGGCGGTAGCGACTCCGCCATATGCGTAAACATGAATCCTTATTCAGGACTACTTACACTTTACGCAGACAAAATGGGTTTGTCAAGCGAGAAGGAAACATCTGAGGCCATGAGACTCGGTACGGATCTTGAACAGTACGTTGCTGAGAGATTCATGGAGAAGACCGGCAAGAAGGTAAGGAATGACTTTGCGATGTACGCAGACGATGACTATGACTTCCTGACAGCCAACATTGACCGCAAGGTGGTAGGCGAGAACTCCGGTCTTGAGTGCAAGGTGATGGGCAGCTTTCATGGGTACAACTTTGAGAATGGCGATGTGCCTTCTCACTACTACTGTCAATGCCAGCATTACATGATGATCATGGGTTTCGATATGGTCTATCTCGCCATATTAGTCCTTCAGAGAGGACTTTATGTCATCGAGATAAAAAGGGACGATGACTTCATAAAACAGCTCAGAAACGCAGAAATTGGCTTCTGGATCACATATGTGATGCAGGAGAGGATGCCTGAGCCGGACGGAGAGAGCGATCTTGAGACTCTCAAGGGGATATATCCAAAGGAGTACAAGGGCAGCGAGATAACTATCCCAGGCTTGGACAGACTTATCACCGACTACAAGTCTGTCAAGAGCATAGCAGATGACTACAGTAATCAGGCAGAGCGCATCAAGGCTACGATCTGTCAGAAGCTCGGCAAGAACGAAGTCGGATTAGGGGTGCAGTACGGATGCTCTTGGAAAACGCAGAGCAAGACTTCAGGGTATGACATGCAGAGATTACAGGCTGACTATCCGAACATAGATATCAGCAGATACAAGAAGGTTTCTGA